ACCACATCCAACACCAACACTTCCATCTGTGCAATAATTGGATCCTGAAGGATGAATGGATGTATTACAAAACGAATTAGGAGAAGAACAATCCGTGGTTTTTTGACATTTTTGAGTACATTTCTGATTTATACATACTCCACCCGAGCAATCCACATCTGATGTACAGGTACTTCCAATACTGCCATCTTTACATACACCATTAATACATACAAAAGGTGCTTTGCATGGATTTTGGTCACTACATGGAGGAGGCCCTTTTTTACAAGAACCTTTGTCATGAAGTTCATCATCAAATGCACAATAATTACCAGTTGCACATTCACCAATTGAACCACATCCAACACCAACACTTCCATCTGTGCAATAAGGTAATTCTCCAGTTCCACTTTCCGTATTACAAAACGCATTCGGAGAAGAACAATCACTATTTGTTTTGCATTTTGAACCTTTTCCACCGTCACTACATTTGTTAGCATAACAAACTCCTTTTTTACAATCCCAATCATTATCGCAAAGACTTCCCGCACTTCCATCACTACATTTCCATTGTCCACAAAATCCGCCTGAACATTCGCTAGGGAAATTACAAGGATCTCCACTTTTTCCATTAGTACATTTCGCTTGACCACAAAACCCACCTTCACATTGGCATCCATTATTACAACTGTCTCCATATTTTAGCTTTGGATTTGGTGCATCCGAACAAATTCTGTTTAAACAACATCCATTAACACAATCATCATTAAACCAGCAAGGATCACCCGTAGAACTTTGTTTATTTTGGAATTTGGCAATTACAGATTTTTGGGCATTTGAACAGTTATCAGGGGGAGCGACTTCCTTACAAAGACTGTAATCTTTACAAGCATGCCCTGATGGACCGAATTTACATTCATCATTTCCTTTTTCAACACACGTTGGTGTAGTTTGGTTACAATTCCATGTAGGCCCTCCAATACTCGGAAAACAACCAACTGAGTCGCATGCCATTCCACCACAACAGTCACTTCCATCTTTACATGGGCCGAAAAGGCAAGAACACCAATTACAATTTATTAAAGGAATTTCATCCGATAATCCAACGCATAAATAAGTTTCAAGTAATCCGACAAGCGTTCCTTTTGCAAAATCTCCTGGACCTGGAAAAGTAAAACCTTTACATACGATATCAATAACTAACCCTAATAAAATTAGTAAAAGTAAATTTTTAAAAAGTTTGGCGGGAATTTGCTTGGATGGGGAAACATTTCCAAATACATCTGTAAAAAGCACACTTAACCAAGTCCATGTCAAACTTCCAAAAGCGACGATTGATTGGAACTTAAATGTTGATTTTGCGGTTGCACCAAACAATTTTCCAAGATCAGGAACATCCTTTAATAGTTCGCTAAATTTCGAGTTTTCCAAATTTTCACTATTTTTAAGGGCTTCCGCAAGATCAGCTGAAACCCGTTGATACCACACCTCAAATTCGTCTAAAACCCCGTCCGCGGCTTCAGCCATCAACCCAGATGATACAACTTCAACCTCGGGTTGTTCCGCAACAAGCCCATTCCATCCCATTTTTATTGATTCGTATGCCGAGATAACGAGTGCATTACAATTACAACAAGCCATACCACAAGATTCTTTTGGATTAATACATGTATTTTTGGATGCTCGTGTTTTGCTAAAATTTTCTTGTGTTTTATTTGAATAATTTTTTTTATAAAAATAAACTCCCATAGAAACAAAAATAACAAGAACAAAGATTATTAAAATTGGAATCAAAATTTTTGTCTTTCTTTTCTTTTTCATTTCTTTTATATAAAATTAGAAATTTTTATATAAAAAAATTCCCCCACTCATATTTTATTTACACAAAATTAATCCGATCGGACAATGATCACTTCCCATTATATCCTTAAGAATATTGTTGGCTAATACCTTTTTAAACACATTATCACTTGTTAAAAAATAATCGATCCGCCATCCTCTATTTTGCCCTCTCATTGTCCTGATTTTTGGATTCCACCATGTATAACCATCGGAAAATTCATCGCCATACAGTTCCCTAAACGTATCAATCATTCCTTTTGAAATATATCCTTCGATATGCTTTCTTTCAAGCGGTAAATACCCAGCTGTCAACCGTTTTGGAACTTCATGGATATCGTTAGGACCTCTTGCCACATTCATATCTCCGCAAAAAACAACACGTTTGCCTTTTTGAACGAGTTCCTTTAGAAATTTCCCCATTGCAATATCCCAATTCTCCAATCGGAAAAATTCATTAGTTCCTGAATTTGGTGTATACACATTAATTAATGTAAAATCATTAAATTCTGCGATTAAAATCCGTCCCTCGTGGCATTCCCCTTGAAGACCTGGAAGACATGTACTTATTTTATTTGCTTTTACCTTTGACCATATACTAACTCCGGCATAGCCAGGACCGCGTCCTTTTTGCTTACTTTCTTTTGTACAGCTCCAATAAACATATTTAAATTCTTTAGAAATATTGAAACAATCTGCAATATCTCCACCACATTTAGTTTCCTGTAAACAAATAATATCTGGATGATAAGAAGAAATTAACTTATCCATATTACTCCCTTTTGAAATGGAATATTCTGTAGGTTTACATTTCCCATTTTTAGCAATAACTCCATCACTTATAATATTGGTTCGGATTCCATTAACGTTCCACGAAACTATTTTTACAATATCAATTCCGCTAAGTGTTTCTTTAACCTGATCCGTTAATTGGTGAAAAAATTCTGAACAATCTCCACAATCAATTTTTTTAATTTTTTCTGTTTCTAATCTTGTTAATAATTTTGGGAATTGAAGAAATTTTTCAAAAGTTCCAAGTGTGTAAAGTTTTTCTAATTTTGCGTTTGTTGTGGAATCTGAAGAGTTTTCAAGAACATAAGAATGGACCGAATCATAAGGATGACCATGTATATACATTGGTTTGTCCGATGGAAAGAATGGGGAAATGAAATTATCACTTTTTAAAGACTTTTTAATAAAATTTTGAAAATTGTGAGAATTTTTCATGGGAATACAATTTTAGAAAATTGTTTTTTTTTTAATTTAAAAATACAATTTTATAAAAAATGAATTTTAAAAGATTAATTGAATAAATTGTTGGTTATGACGACTAATTTTGAAAAGAATCCTGTCAACGAAGAAGAATATAAAATATGGTTTACATTGCAACATGAATGGATTTTATCAACTGAAAGGAAAAAAAATGATTTCATCATGAACATGGAAAAAGAACCATATGCACTTTTTAAGGTTTTATGGAATTCTTTTAAACATTATGTTTCCAACCGATGTCCTCGCGAACAAATGCCATGGAGACTTGTGACTTCTGAATTCGAGGACGCAATTAAACCAAAATCCTTAGAGTTGTTTGAAGGAATTAACAAAAAACTTCCCTATACTTCAAAATCCGTTTTATGTTTAACTTTGTTTATTAACAGGGGATTCATGAAATTTAATGACTGTTGGTTTAAATATGGCGGTGGAATTAATTATTGGAAACCTTTTGAAACTTCAGACTTTTCTTTTAAAGATTTATATGTAAACATCGATTGGCCTGAAAAAATCGATGTTATTCGGGATACTTCATCAGGAGAGAATGGTTACCCAGTCTTTTTTCAACCTGAATACCAAGACCCTTTGAATTACCATCACCTTCGAATAGTGAGTCATTATCGCGCTGGCCATCCTTTTATGTGTTTTAAATTGAATCCAACAGTGCAAATTTTTTGGCGAACCAAACCAACAAAATCAGCTACAAAAAACTAAATTTTAAAGAATGATTTTTATATAAAAATTAATATAAAAATGCTTGCGTTAATCGAAACCATCATTAGTCCGATTAGAAATTTTTTTAAGGACCGTTATGTAATAATTAATGATAGAATTGATAAAGAACCATATCTTGAAAGATATTATCTTTTTTTGAGAAATAGGGAAAACTTTCCATTCAATATTTTTTTACATAAATTTTTAAAATCGGATTCCGAGGATTTACATGATCATCCATGGCCATACTTTACATTGATTTTGAAAGGAGGTTATTGGGAATATACTTCGAACGGACTAAATGATGCTCCAGTAAAATATTGGAGAGGCCCCGGTCATTTTAGATTTTCACCAGCAAATTCCTTGCATAGGATCGAATTAAACCGGGAGAGTACTGGCGAATTAAGGAACTGCTGGACGTTGTTTATTCCAGGACCGAGATTAAGAGAATGGGGGTTTAACGCTGATGGAGAATGGATTAATAATAATGATTATTATTCACCACAAACAAAAATGAATTAATATAAAAAATATATATATATTTATAAATAAATTTGTAAATATATATATACTATGGATAACATTAATTTACCTCAAAATTCAAATCATGAAATTTTTTTAAATTCAACAATTTCAACCGGTACTCCAGAAGGTGCAACATTAAATTTTTCTTTAATTGGACCTCCTTTAGGTGACGATATAGAATATACAATTACACTTCCTTATAATTTTATGACAAATCACATGGTATGGCAATGTCCATGTAGAAGAAATAACGAAATATGGAGACGTTTTTGTACTGCCTGTTACTCCTCTCGTCCATTATTTGCACGGATTCAAGAATTACCGGTAACAACAGAGGCGTTGGTTACTAACTTACGATCTATTCAATTTTATAGAAATGAACCATTCGAAGATGTAAAAATTACTTTAAATGAAACACAATTTAAAAATGCAGTTAAAAGAAGAAATATGGGGAAAACTTTAATGAATGAATTTGAACTACAAGAAAAAACTTGTTGTATTTGCATGGACGAAATTAGAGATAAACAACGAACCGGAATTACCAAATGTAAACATATTTTTCACTATTCATGTATTCACGAGTGGTTAACAAAAAAATGTTCAAAACCAACATGTCCAAATTGTCGACAGGATTTAAGAGAATAAATTTTTTTTTTAATTTTGTTTTAAAATGACGACAAGTGCTAAAAAAACTTCAATAAGTTCAAATGGAAATATTTCATCGCCAAAAAATCCCAACTCAAAACCTAATAAAATTAAATGGGTTATGATTTTTATTGTTTTTGTGATTATCGGGGTTCTGATTTGGATTCTTACAAAACCAAAGAAAAAAATTGACAGCGGTGGAAGTGGAAGTGGATGCGCCTCCCCAAGTGATTGTTCGGAAGGAGAAATATGTAAGGACGGGGTATGCGAAAACTCCCAGGGAAACACTTGTTCGAGCGACAGTGATTGTCCAGGAAATCAAATATGTAGTCCTGACACGAAAAAATGTGTGTGCTCAGCCGGTTATGGTACGAGTTGATTTACATCACACGAATACCTTCCATTCCCTTAACTATATTCCAATCCCTATCTAAATTAGTTCCAAGAATATGTTGAAACGTTGTATATGTTTTATTTAATGAAACCATATCCAATCCAATTCTTTCATTGGATCCAACCATTCTAGTAATTTCCTTCCAAATATTCCATGTCAAAGGCAAACCACCACCCGTTATATCAGTTAGTCGCTGAAATAACTCACATTCGTAGAAATCCAAAAAATCATTTTTTGGGCGTATATCAAAAGTTTTAAAAATATAACTTAGTTTAATGAAATCATCGGCGACACTACTATCAACGCATTCACGAACAAGTAAATCGCCTGAAATAGCATAAGATAAAAAACATGCGAATAATATAAGTGAATATTTAGTCATATATATTTATATGACTAAAATCTTTTAAAATCCTATTTATATAAATAAGTGTATTATATTTAAAATGGACATATTTAAAACATTCTTTAAATTTATAGATTATTTATTCCGACCACCTGAAATAAATATTAATGGGAAAAGATTTTTATTTTTAGGGGATTATCTTATTCTAATCGAGGAAGATAAAGCGCCCCCTCAATTAAAAAATGTAAGTACGCAGACATATACAAACTTGAACGATTCAGAATTAAGAAAATCTAAAAGTGAAATTTGTTATGCAACTTGGGAAATTTTATGATTCTTTTCCAAAAAAATTAATTAAAAAATTCTTATTATTTTCATTTATTCGAGGATGTTTAATAAAATTTTCCAAGTTAACTGAATGTTCTTTTCCAGTGTAAGGATCGATTAAAATTTCTCCGGTGAAAATCAAGGCTTGTAACCACATATTTAAATCATATTCTCGGTCTCCAATGGAAATAATATCTCCGTTTTTTTTATTTTCAGCTGAAAAAAGTAAAAAATCTAATTGCTTTCGGTGATTTCTCCTAGATTGTTGTTTTTGAGCCACGTGTAATCCCATATTGGAAATTTTTTTAACGAATGAATTCATTTCAATAGAAGAAGTTTATTTATAAACTTATATTTATAAATAAAAAATATGAATCCAAACTTTTTTGATCCCAATGATGATGACATTACGAAAATTTTTAAATTTTCAAAGATTAGTTATCCCAAACGGCAATTTTCAAATTTTATTACGAAAATTTGTGAAGGTAAAATTAAATGGCTAAATTGAAAATCGATTTGCAATTATATTCGCCCGGTCGTTTACAATTAAATCGACGGTATCATTAATAAAATTTAAAGTTGCTTTATTTTCATTTTTATTATATGGAATTACTTTCAATCCGTCTTTATACAGATGTACATCTGCAAATCTCCCCATGTTCCCGTCTTTCCACCAAATTATACAATAAAAAAATCTGGTTGAATACTCCCTCGATTCATTATTTGGATATGCCATGTAAAAGGAATGATCATAGTATAGAATTCCATTAATATCTAGATCTCTTAAGTTACATGCACTTTTTCCATGATTTTTAATATTTATCCTATTGAATTTCGATATTTCACTCAAAGTTGAAAAATAAATATTACATAGATCAAACCCAACTCCATGAATACACTTTGAATTACTTGTTGCCAGGATCTGTTGCAATGTTAGTGAAGAATTTAAGATTGTTAAATTACCAAATACTTTTTGTATTTTTTCTGGAAGCCTACTAAGTTTTGCGCTTAATTGAGCAAGGGCTTCCGTGGCATTTACAAAAGTTCCTGCTTGAGCGGATGGGTGATCTCCAATACATCTTTTCCCTGTTACCAACACGTCAATTAAAATTTTTGGATTATTACAAACATCTTCAATAAATTTCGGTTTTTTGTATTCTTCTGCAATTTTTAACAAATTTTGTAATTTTTTATCAAACATTTTTTTGGCTGTTTGATCCCCCTTGATTTTGTAAAATTCAATGATATTTTCTAACTGGTCAACATTTTTCCATATTGGTTCACGGATCCCTTTATCCGATAAAACCATTGGATCAGAATTTTGTGGGTCCGCTAATAACATCTCCACTAATTCATCAATATCGAAACATGTTCCATTCCAATTGGAAAAAACTTTTTTGGAAATCTCTTCTTCAGTAAATTCATCTTTTAAAGGAACCCCCATAAGAAGACTATTCTTAATTTTACAATCTTTCTCTAAATCAACTCCCCCAAATTTTTGAGACATGCCTTGGGATAATTTAATAACCCCTTTTGGATTTTTTTTACTCGTACTTCGAGGCCCCCGTCTACAAAGCCGTGGACTTGGTCTCCTTCTTCCTCGACTACGAGGTCTACGAGGTCGTCCACTTCTTCTTGAAGAGGATTTTCTTCCTCGACTACGAGGTCTACGGGATCGTCTACTTCTTCTAGAAGAGGATTTTCTTCCTCGACTACGAGGTCGTCCACTTCTTCTTGAAGATTTTCTTCCTCGACT